GCACATACTATTTCACATTCACTTTCTGCTAAGCCAGGTATGTTTATATTAAAATCAAGAAGTAGAGTAGCTAATGGTCAAGTATGGCATAATAAACTTAGTGCAGACAGCAAAATATTGTATCTTTCTACAAATCACTCAGAGCAAGAACACGGAGCCATACATAATTCTACTCAACCTACTTCATCTGTTTTTACTGTGGGAGATGCTAGTGAAAGTAATGATGATGGTGAAACTTATATAGCTTATTTATGGGCAGAAAAACAAGGTTTCAGTAAGTTTGGAAGATACGTAGGTAATGGGGCGGATGATGGTACATTTATTTACACAGGATTTAGACCAGCTTTTGTGATGATAAAAAGATATGATTCATCTGGAAGTTGGAGAGTTATTGATTCTAAACGTAATAGTTTTAATGGAGAGGCTTCTGTTTTATATTGGGATTTAGGTACTGAACCAGAAGGTACAGCAGGATTCGGACTGACAGATATAGTTTCGAATGGCTTTAAACTTAGGGATGATGAAAGTCCGTCTAATACTGACGGAGGTACTATGATATATATGGCGTTCGCCGAAGCACCTTTCGTCAATTCAAAAGGAGTACCTTGTAACGCGAGATAATTATGCTACAGAAACTAAAATTTGCACCAGGATTTAACAAACAAGTCACAGCCACTGGTGGAGAAGGTCAGTGGGTAAGTGGTGACTATGTACGATTTCGTTATAACTCTCCTGAAAAAATAGGAGGTTGGTCTCAATTAGGAGATAAAACTATCACAGGACGAAACACGGCGCTACACCATTTTGTTAATGCCAGCGGAATAAAATATGCCGCTTTAGGCACAAATAGATTTTTATACGTCTATTCTGGAGGAGCTTTTTATGATATAACTCCTATCAAAAGTACAACAACATTAACCAGTGCTTTTACAACAACCAATGGATCAACATCTGTCACGATCACGTTTGCAAGTTCTCACGGAATTAGCAAAGGGGATATTATTCTTTTGGATAGTTTTACTGCTATCACCGATTCTGATTTTAGTTCTGGTAGTTTTGACGATTACAATTTCATGGTCACAACCGTACCATCCGCTACAACGATTACGATCACAATGGGATCAGCGGAAAGCGGATCAGGAGCAACCACATCCGGAGGAATCAGAGTAAGACATTATTATTCCATAGGACCTGCCGTTGAAGAATCAGCAGCCGGTTGGGGATTAGGACTTTGGAGTGGTGTTAAATTAGGAGTTGGAGAATCGACACTTGATGGTGCTTTAACTGATGCATCAACGAGTATTGTTTTAGATGACTCAGCTTCTTTTCCTGCTTCAGGTACTGTAGTCATCGATGACGAGCGTATTGCTTTTACATCCAATACTTCAGGTACAGAAACTTTAGGCGGACTTACAAGAGGATCAGACAATACCACAGCAGCAGCACACTCGGACGGAGCAACCGTTAAGGATGCTTCAGACTATACGAAATGGGGTGCATCGCAAACAGGTGATATTATTACAGCTCCTGGTGTCTGGACATTAGATAATTATGGAAATAAATTAATTGCAACGATTACAGATGGTTCGACTTTTGAATGGGATTCAGATGCTGACAGTGCCACATCAACACGAGCTACTGCTATTTCAAATGCACCCACTGCAACAAGACAAACTTTAGTATCTACACCGGACCGACACTTAGTATTTTTTGGAACGGAAACGACAATTGGAACGACATCAACTCAAGATGATATGTATATTCGGTGGTCTTCACAAGAAGCGATTACTACTTATACTCCAACGGCAACCAATACCGCAGGCACACAAAGACTGGCCGACGGAACACGAATTGTAGCAGCACTTAGAGGCCGTGATGCGATTTATATTTGGACGGATACCTCTTTATTCATTATGAGATTTGTAGGTGCTCCTTTTACTTTTTCTTTTCAACAAGTTGCAACGAATTGTGGTTTGATTGGTAAGAATGCAGCAGTAGAAGTGGATGGATCAGCTTACTGGATGTCAGAAAATGGTTTCTTCAGGTACACCGGTAGAATTGAATCTTTAGCATGTCTTGTTGAAGACTATGTTTACGACGATATTAATACGGTTCCTAAAAATCATATCTATGCAGGACTGAATAATCTATTTGGTGAAGTGACCTGGTTCTATCCTGGTAGTGGTGCAGCATCGAACAATCGATCGGTGACTTATAACTATATGGATTCAACACCAGAAAGACCGGTATGGACAACAAGCACCTTAGCAAGATCCTCGTGGGCGGACTCTGCAATTTTTGGCAAGCCGCACGGAACTGAATATGATTCATCAGCAACGAGTGATGCAACGGTAGGTAATACCGATGGTGTCACAACATACTTTGAACATGAAACAGGGACCAATCAAATTAAAGCAGGAGCAACAACAGCGATTGCAGCAAGCATTCAGTCTGGTGATTTTGATTTAGACCAAAGAGGTTTGGCTGGTGATGGTGAATACATGATGAAAATTAGAAGAGTGATTCCTGATTTCTTAAGTCAAACAGGAGCTTCAAGAGTTACATTGAATTTAAAAAATTATCCAACGGATACCGAAGCGAGTTCCTCTTTAGGACCTTTTAGTGTAGACTCGGATACAACAAAAATAGATACAAGAGCCAGAGCACGTGCTATCGCTTTAAAAGTAGATAATACAAGTATTACACAACACTGGAAGCTTGGGACTTTCAGATTAGATATTCAACCGGATGGAAGAAGATAATGGCAAGAATCGTACAATCACTCACACAACCTTTAGACAAATACGATCAGCTGGTTCAACAGGCATTCGTTAGGGATGTCGATAGTATCGTACAGAAATTAAACACGAGTTTTCAACAGGATTTAAAAGAAGAAGCTGAAGCGGAAAGCTTTTTCATAGCATAATGGCAAACGCATTTGTAAATAAAAAAGCAGATTTAACGAGTACAGACGCGACAACTTTGTATACTGTACCTAGTCAGACAACCGCTGTAATCAAATCGATTCTGGTATCAGAAGATTCGAATAATGCAGATACCATTACGGTAACGATAACCGACACGGATGACGCGGTTTTTAACCTTTTTGTAACGAAGGCAATATCCGCAAAAGGAACTTCAGAACTGCTTAGTCAGCCTTTGATCGCCAAGGAAAGCGAAGTTATTAAGGTGACGGCTGCAACAGCCAATCGGCTGCATGTTATCCTCTCGGCCCTAGAAATTAAGCCAAGAGAAGTAACATAGTCTTGCTTTATTCGTGAAAAACGAATAGACATATAAACTCAGGTGAAATCCCTGCCTTTAATATAAACCAACATTATAACTATGGCATTAAACACAGGAATAAATTCATTAGACGCAGGAGCTCCGAAGCTTAGACTCGAAGGGGAAAGAACAGCAGAACTAGATCCTAAAGAACTTTGGGAGAAAATGATGCTCGAAGACTACAAGCCAACTCCACAAGAAATACAATTAATACAACAATATTTACAAATGAGCCAAGCACCAGATCAAAGAGGAGTTATGGCAGCTCAAGGCGGAAGCATTGGCACCTACACACAAAGACGTAGAAACCAGATGGCTTACGGAGGTATCGCAGGACTTGACGGTCGAAAACGATACGGAATCGGAAGCTGGTTTCAAGAAAAAATTAAAGATCCCATTAAAGAAAAATTTGTCGACCCGGCTATCGATTTTGTAACCGAGAATCCACTGCTTACTGCAGGTGGAATAGGACTAGGTATTGATCGATTAGGACTTCCAGGAGGAGCAGGACAAGGATGGATAGGAGATCTTATAGGTAAAGGTATTACCGGTGCAAAAAATATTATGGGTATGGGTAGTCCTAATATTCCAACAGGTGTTTATCCACCGGGTTATACTGGAAATATTCCACCTAATACTTTACCTTCAGGACCTTGGGGAATGGGTGAACTAAATCCAGGAACATGGACTCCAGGTGCAGGAGCTGAGCAAGCTATGGGACCTTCTTATACTTTAGATATGGATCCAAGAAACATTTTTGAAAAAGGCGTGGACTGGGTAAAAGATCAATTTGGAAGAGTAGTAGATAAAGCTACAGGACAACCAGTAAATGAACAAGATCTAGCACGGAAACGATTAGATCAAACGCGAGAATTACAAAGAATTAACTGGGAAGTTCCTCTAGCAGCAGGTGCTGCTGCACACGAATATCAAAAGAAATATCTTGAAGACCAACCTCCATTCCCGATGGATGAAACAGGCTTTGATGTTGGTGAAACACAAAGACTAGCACGAATTACACCGGAAGCAGAAGCAGCAGCGAAAGGATTATTTTTTACCCCTCAAGACAAATACCGACTTCGTTCACCTGAACAAGAGCAAGCTATTTTAGGCGCGGCAGAAGGCGGAAGGATTGGGTATGCAACAGGTGGCGGAAAACCTCAAGGAGGAATATCTGAAGCAGGAATAGATTTATCAGATTTTAGGGATAAAATTTATTCTTCTGAAGCAAAAGATTTAGCGAGTAGTCTTTATTATCCTGAAACTTTTGATCAGTCGATTATTGGAGATAAATATGGTGTAGGAAAATTAAGAGAAGGTCAAGAACATACAAGAGAAAGCCTAGATCTAGCTAATAAAATGTTAGACGTTAAACAAGAGCGATTATTAAAATTAGAAAACCTTGCTGCAGAAAGAGGAATACCTCAAGACGAATTTAAGAAAAAGCTTAACTATTTTATGGAGAGGCATGGTGAACATATGGGAATGAATGCGCTGGCAAGTCATATAGGAGTATTTGATGATTGGGAAGGCGATCGAACAGATTATGAAAATATGGATTATAGAGTTGAACGACCTAATTATTTGAAAAGAAAAAGTAAGTTTTATACAGATCTCCCTGACATGCCTCCAGACTATGCTCAAGGCGGAAGGATTGGGTATTGGGGTGGAGGCATAAGTCGTCTTTTACCATTTTTAAAACGTATAGCGACACCTGAAGCAAAGAGATTTAAACAATTTGAATTTTCAGGGGGAAATTTATCAAGTGATAAAGAAATGATTCTTAATGATATTGTGGAAGAAATGTCGGAGAAAATATATGGCAAACCCTATAGTAACTTAAATAAAAAACAAAAAATGAAAATTGATGACGCTGCAAGTAGCGAACTTTTTGATATACAAGCAATGGAAGGAGATGCTGCTTTAGATCGTTTTAAAGAAGGTTGGGCTCAAGGCGGAAGAATCGGAGCACAAGAAGGCGGACTCATGAATTTAGGTGGTATGGAAAAAGATTATAGACAAGAAGGCGGATTTGTGCCAATAGGTGGCCAAGAAAAGGCAGATGATGTACCCGCAAGACTTTCCAAAAACGAATTTGTATTTACTGCAGACGCGGTTAGAAACGCGGGCGGCGGGGACATTGATCAAGGCGCAGAAATTATGGAAAACCTTATGGAGAATCTGGAAGCGGGCGGCAAGGTTTCTGAAGACTCTCAAGGGCTAGAAGGCGCACGAGGCATGTTTGCAAACGCACAACAATTAGAAAAGAGAATTATATAATGGCAATAACACAAGCATCAGTACTACCACAACAATACGTATCGCAACTTGGACAGGACTACGGGCAGCAACTCGCAGGTCTAACGGCAATCCCTTTAGACACTTCCCAATTTGCACCGCAAGTCGCAGGACAAGATCCATTACAAACACAAGCGGCTTCTTTAGCAGCTTCAGGTGTTGGAGGCTATCAACCATATTTAGGTCAGGCGGCGACACAGGGAACGCAAGCGATTTCAACATTAGGCGGAGTCTCTCCTTATATTTCTGCAGCAGGGCAATTAACAGGTACGGGTGCAGGCACAGGAGCAGGATCAATTGCTTCTTATATGTCCCCGTATCAACAGGCGGTTATTGATGCCACGTTAGGAGAATATGATATTCAAGCACAGAAAGGTTTAGGACAAATTGGTACGGCAGCAGTCGGAGCTGGGGCGTACGGTGGTGGACGTCACGGAATTGCAGAAGCGGAATACCAATCACAAAGCGACAGGCAACGAGCATTATTAAATGCACAAATGTTGCAACAGGGTTATGGCGTCGGGCAGCAAGCAAGACAACAAGATTTAATGAATCAATTAACCTTAGGCGGAGCCCAAGCGGGACTCGCTCAAGGACAATTGGGAATGGGAACTTACCAACAGGGTTTAGCACAACTTGCTCCTCAATTAGCAGGTGGAGATATAGGAACGCTAAGTCAGGTAGGTGGCATCCAGCAACAACAAGCACAGAATGTTTTAAACGCACAACAACAAGCGGCACAGATGGCAGCGATGGAACCGTATCAAAGAATGGGTGTCTATGGTCAGGGACTAGGAGCTTTAGCACCAATTCAAGGACAAATGCACACAACACAAACAGCAGATCCAACGGCGCTACAAACAGCATTAGGATGGACTTCCGTACTAGGCGGAATCATGAATCCTAGAATAGGATAATAATGACAAGAGTATTAAAGAGACCCATGTTTAGATTAGGTGGTCCAGCTTATGAAGGAATTACTTCTGGCTTAGCACCGAGGCAGGGATATGCGGCTGCGGGTTCAGTTGAAGATGTTGAACGAAGAAAAAAAATACTTAGAGCAGGTGCCGGACAAACACCAGATAGAAGTTTATCAGATTTTATGATTGATTTTGGTTTAGACATTGCATCAAGACCTCCATCAGGAAGTATTTTTTCAACGGCGGCGGCAGCAGCTAAGGAACCTTTTCAAGGATATAAAGCATCTAAAGCGGCACGAGCGGGTTTCGAACAGCAAATCGGATTAAGCGCTGCAACAGCATCCATGCAACAGATGGACGAGCTTAAAAGAATCGCGACTAAAAATTTAAATAAAGATGATCGTATGGAGCTAGATAAACTGGCGCAAAGAGCTTTTGATCAAGGGTTATATAATAGTTTCGATGAAGCCTGGATGGATCTTTTCAATAAGAAATACAGATATTCTAAAGCTTATACAAAATCGCCCGAAGCCGAATATCAAAAAGCTATCGAAGATATGACAGTTTATATTCAAGAAGAAAATATTATAGAAAATCCATTCGGTGCCAAGGAACTAGCAGAATTGGCTTGGACTATTGACAATGATGAGAGATATAAAGACATTGCAGCAGACTTCGACAAGGATGTTATTGCAATTTTACCTGAAGATTTTGGTCAGCGAACAGACCAAGAAGGAGTCTATAGTGCTAATCTAGGCACAGATTCTGCTGATTACAAACATAACGGAATTTATATTAAGTGGCCTGAACGAGATCTTTATAGGTACAATAACACAACAAAAACTTTTCATCTATACACTTTGGAGGAGTAGAACATGCCTGTTTCTCGCTTCGAAGAGGAAAAGAAAAAAGAAAAAAGCTTTCTAGAAAAAATTCTCTACAGTAATTTAGACAAAGAAAAGCTGGACGAAGCTTGGCAGAGCACGCGCTATATCAAAAAGCATGGCTTCGCTAAGTATCTTAATGAAAGAGAAAAGATCAAAGAAAAAACCAATAAAAAAGCTAAAGAAAAAGATACCATTCAACCTAAAGGTTTTGTAAAGACGGCAGGAACTGTTCCCAAGTTTGAAGTCGAAGACGAATTCACGTTAGGAGATGAAAGAATCTCTGAAGTAGGTCTTGGTGAATCTGTAGGAAACGCCATTGTCAGTGCGACCATAAAAATTCCTATGGGTTTTGCTAATCTTGCTGCAGAAATCAAAGATCTATTTGCTGAAGAAGGACTTCCCGTTGATCAAAGTGCTGTATCCAAACTTAATTATTGGTTTGAATCAACCATTCTTGGTGAAGTAATGAAATATTCTGAGAAAAAGGCACGAGCAACAGCGACTGGAAGAATCACTGAAGCCCTAGGTCAACTGGTTGGCGCTTATAAAACAGCGGGTAAAGGTGGAATCTGGGCATTTAATAAGGGTTCTAAAATCGCTGATGATATGATCGATGCCTATAAGAAAAAGAAATATATCAAAGCAAAAGGCAACAAGAATGCATACAAAGCAGCTAAAAAAGCTAGGGAATTAAAAAAACTTTCTAAAGGCAGAGAGTATGGAGCTGTTATTTTTGGCGGTGCAACGACCGCTGCAGGCGTTTACGACATCGAAGACATTGGAACGTTCGGTGATATCTTTTTTGATGAAGGTGAATGGACAGCACTTGACAGACAAGAGGGTGAAGATGCTGATGACGATGCAGCAAGAAGACTTTGGAACCGAGTAAGATTCGGAACAGAACTAGGTTTTCCTATTATGCCTTTTATCTATGGCGGTGG